TGAATGTCCTGGTTGAAACACATTTTTCACCCAATAAAAAAGGGCGCATAAGCGCCCTGTTGCTGTCGTGACATGTCACGGTGCGAAAGCCTGTTCGAAGGTAAAACTGATCTCGGCAAATCCGCCGTTGATAAACTTCGGATTAATCGAATCTGCTTTCACCCGATACAGTTTTTTCTCGCCCCATGGATTTGTCCACCAGAATGAGGTGGTGACGTGGGTTTTCAGGAACGCCCGGACAGACGCCATAAAGGGGACCTGACCGTTACAGCTCAGCGACCAGCTTTCAGCAGCATCGTTGATCCCTTTCCCGGCAACCTGTTTGTAACCATCGCCGTACTGCGCCTGAATGGTGGAAACGCTGAGCTGTTCGCTCGCCTGAATGCGCGTCGCCCAGGTAAATGTATCTGTCGCCATAATCAGCTCCGACCGCTATAAAGAATTCCGCCCGGTGAGATTTCCTTCTTCAGCCTGTCCGTTATCGTCTGCTGAACGATAGATTTGAGCTGTGAGGCTGCCGCCGAGGTTCCCGTAGCGGATGCGTCACCGGCCCCGCTTTCCTGCATGACCGTTACCGGGGCATCTACCTGAATAATGGTATTGCCACCCGTGCGGCCACTGCCGGGCAGCGCAGCGGGTCGCTCCGTGGGAGTGTCGACCAGCCCGCCGCTGGCGTATCCGCGCATCATCCCGTAAAGATTTTCAACGCCAATACGCTCGGTGGCCTCTTTGGTAAAGACGAACTCACCCTTGTGAACCACGCCAGCCGGGTCATATTTGCCACCGGTCCCGGTGAATCCGCCGCCATCGTATGCCTGAAAGCTGGTACTCATTCCTATTGCACCGGTACTCCCGGCAGAAGCAGCGGCACCCGCTCCCGCTGCTCCGGCAGCGCCGACTGCAGCACCGCCAAAACTCATAAAGGATGACAGCACTGTTTTAGTCAGCAGTGCCTGCGCGGTCATTTCAATCAGGCTTTTGATAACGCTCTGCGCCAGCGAGGCAAACAGATTTGAAATGCTTTCCTGGAAAGACTGCGTGCCGGTAAGCAAACCGGTCAGGGAGTTAGTCGTTCTCTCCGCCGCCGTTTCCGCCAGGCTCACGATCCCTTTATTCAGTGTGCTCTGCCCGGCATACAGATTGAGCGCAGCCTGATACTGAGCGTCTGCCGAATCGCGTGATGACTTCTGCATCAGCGCTTCATACTGATCCTTATTCAGCCTGCTATTTTCATAGTAAGCGGTATAAAGGCTCTGCTGCTGCACCAGCTGATTCTGAAGCTGCGCAACCGGATCAACTTCTCCGGCTATGTTGAGCTTTGGCGCGGCAGCCTGGCTGGCCTGCGCCTGAATCATCTTCTGAGCAGAATCGTTTGCCAGCGTAATGCGGGCTGACTGGTACTCCTGCTCAGTGACCAGGCGGGCGTCATACAGCTCTTTCAGGTTGCGGCTGGCTTCGGACTCCTGACGGATAATGGCTTTAGCCGGTGAGTACTGCTCGGCCAGTTCCTGACGCTGGCGCTGATAATTAGCCGCATTCAGGGTCAGTACGCGCTGCACCTCCGCCTGGCTCACACCAGCAGCTTTGGCATCCTTCAGAATTTTTTCCTGCGATACCTTTTCCTGAAGGTTGATTTTTTCCAGGCTTGAGGCGTGCGCCTGCTCAATCTCGTTACGCAGCGCAGTAAACTGCTTCAGCGCCTGAGCGCCTTTCTTGTCAGCCTTAGCCGGGTCCTCTCCGCCCCACGGCGATGCGACTTTACCGGCCTCAGCTGCTGCAGCTGTTGCAGCCTGCAAATCGCTTTTGAGGTTTTTAGCAGAATCAGCAATGCCCGTTTTCACCAGGAACCGCGCTTTGTCGACGTTCTCCATATTGTCTTTAAGCGTTTTCAGACCGCCGTTCACGGATTCAAGATCGGCTTCTGCGCGGGTCTTCCCTTTCTCAACACCGGCAAGCTGACCGAAGGGATCAAACCCCTTCAGGCTGTCCATACGGCTGTCAGCGTCCTGAATTTCCTTAATCAGCTGGTTTCTCTGCGTGACCTGATTTTCATACTGGTCCTGCAGATCGAGCTGTTTTACTGAAAGCTGCTTGTCCGAAAGTTGCATCAGAGCGGCGGTGGTTTCAACCACCGCACCCCTGAGATCGAGTGCAGACTGACGCGCCTGCTTTGCCTGCTCATGGAAATAAAGCAGCGCGGAACCGGCAAGCATCGCCGCACCAACCGGACCGCCGATGAGCGACAGCGCACCACGCGCCAGCCCGGATGCTACAGAGGCAGCGCGGGCAGTGAGGGAGAGCTGTGCATTGGCCGCCGCCAGCCGCTCCGTTGCTGCTGTTTCCGCAATTCTGGACTCACGGATGGTGCGGCTCAGCGCGACCTGCTCTTTCTGATAGCCAACATTGATACCCGCTGCGGCGTTTGCCGCTGTGCGCGTCCCCAGATAGCGGGCCTCTTCCTGTGCCTGCTGGCGCGTAGCCTGTGCAGCGGTAATGGTCTGCTTAGCCGTTTCGGCCTGCTGCAGAGCATTTTTCCGCACTGCGGCTTCGTTCGCCGCCCAGCCTGAGATGTTTTCCCTCAGCCCCGCGGTGAGCTTTGTAGAGAGAACGGGAATAAGCGTGTAAAGCGCGACAGAAGCAACGGCATTAAAATTATCGGAAAGCGTGTTGATGCCTTCAGAAATTGCCTTGATGCCGGAACGCAGAGGCCAGCTGCCAGACTGACCCACTTTGATGATCAGCCCTTCAAAGGCGCTGGTGAGCCCCATCAGGTCGCCGTTCAGGTTGTTCACCCTTACCGCTGCCTGTTCATGCGCCGTCTGCGTGCCGGTGAGGGATTTGGTCAGCTCATCAATTTTGCCGCGATTGCCCGTCAGGATCGATGCGGCGTTGATGTTCTCAACACCAAACAGTTTTACGGCCTGCGCGGTTGACAGGTTTTTGCCAGCCAGATTTTCCAGCGCCTTACTGAGCCCTACAACGGACGGCTTGAGGGTTTTATCTGTGCCTTTTTCAAGGCTGAGGATAATGTTGCGCAGCGCGGTACCTGCTTCACCTCCTTTGATTTCACGCGATGCCAGCACCTGAATGGCGGCATTCAGCGTTTCAAAGCCGATACCGGCCTGTGCAGCAGCCACGCCACCATTTTTAATCGCGGCGGCGGTGTCGTTAATTTCGGACGCGCCAAATTTTGCACCGGCTGCCAGGACGTTAATATAACGGTCGGCCTGCTCAGCGCCGGCACCGAACTGATTCAGTGACAGCGCCAGCGTTCTGGTAGCATCAGGCAGCGTGCTGCCGCCCGCCTGAGCCAGCAGTAGTGCGCTGTTGGTCGCCTTTTGCAGACCGTCAGCAGTATCAAGCAACTCCGGTTTCGCTGACGCCATCAGTTTCAGCGCCTCAACAGCCTGGCTGGCGCTGTACTCGGTAGTGCGCCCCATCTGCTGAGCCGCTGCATCCAGATCACGCAGCTTATTACCGGTTGCGCCGGTAATGGATGACAGGTCAGACAGCGCCTGAGAATACTGCCGCGAAGTCTGGATAATGGTACCCAGTGACAGTCCTACGCCAGCCAGCCCGGCAATCCGCCCGGCCAGTCCGCGAACGGCAGAATTTACGCGCCCGTAAGCCTCTTCCGTTTTTTTTGCATCGTCCTGCGCCTGTCTGTTGAACTGACGGGACTGTTTACCGGCATCGCCATAGGCACCGACGAGCTGGCTTTTAAAATTTGCGGCGTTGAGATGTAACCCTACCGCCAGCGATGCTACGTCAGCCATTACATTAACGCCCTCATTACGGCGTCACACTGCTGATCCACGCTATGCGTGGGCGTGCTCTGCCTGGTGTCGTTTGCGGTGTTTGCGGATTGTGGTTCGGAGTGGGTCAGGATGCCTTGCTGAAGAAAGTAAGCTCGCCAGTGGTTCAGCGTATCGCAGGGTAATGCGGCTATGACTGACGGGTCAGGCTCACCCCACCTGTCAGCAAGCCAGAAGATCAGCTGCAGCCACGACGAGCCGGTCAGTTTTTTTCGGCGGCGTCCAGTTTACCAATGGCATGCGTTTTGACGCGTTCAATAGCGGCCATCAGCGCCGGGTTATCGTGAGCGTCCAGCAGCTCTGCTGCAGTAGGAAGCAGTTCAGGCTTAATGGCTGAACCATCAGGATTAACCAGGCTGTCGAGAACCAGCTGGACGCTCATTTCTGAAATTGCACGCACATTGCCGGTCGCCTGCGCCGCATCCATCTCTTCCTCGTAGCGGATGAGCTCACCGGCGGTGCGGCGGCGAATGTACACCTGAGCGCCCAGCAGTTCTGTTTTGATGGCGGTAGACTTAGGCTGCAGCAGAACTGCTTTTAACGTGGCCGCACTGAATTTTTTCTCGGACATTATTCGATCCCGTAAAGTGGTAAATGCCGCCATTAAGGCGGCGTGGCTGATGGAAATCAGGAGCCTGCGACTACGCCCCACTCGATGTTGTTCTGTTTACCCTGAACGGTAATCTGAATCACCTCACTTGCTGGCGCGGTGATTTCATTCATCTGCCAGCCGGACAGCGCCAACACCATATTGGCTGTGCGCCCGTTGGGCAGTTCAACGTAGAACTGGACCGTCTGGCGATTTTGCGCGGCATTCAGGAAGTCGGCAAAATCGGTATTGGCAGGATCATCGATAAAGCCCAGCGATTTCTCCGGGCCTTCCGGCAGGTCAGAAATAAACTGTTTGCTCTTATCAATCAGCGTGGTGCAGTCCACGAAGCTGCCGGTCTGGCCGGTAGCACCCAGCGCCTTACAGTTAATCAGCGGCTTCATCGCTGAGACAGCGGCACCGGATGGCCCCCATTTCACTACGGTTCCTGCAGGCAGCATCGCGTATTCTGGCGAAGTTTTATCAGCCATGACTTTCTCTCTCTTTGAAGTTGGTAGCGGCTGCTACCCGTTGTTTTGAATGCGGTCCCGTATTTCTACCGCGAGGATTCGGAGAACGCGGGATTTGTTGTAATCCAGCGCCGGGCGAATGAAGGGATCAGGAATCTGCTTAACCGTACCGAACTCCTGAGCCAGTGCCTTGATGTAATGCTGCTTACTCGGACCGACCCGCAGCACGACGACGGCGTTACCTTTAGTCCGGGTTGTTGAACGGATTTTGATGGAGTCACGCATGTGCGGCCCTTTCGCTGACTCGTCATAACCCGCATGCTCTTTCATATCCTGTTCCACGATTTCAAGCGCAGCCCGGCCAGCCTCGCGCAGAACCTTTGTCCCGGCTTTTTCGCCCAGG